CGTCGCCGACATACTTTTTCTCTTCAAGTTCGCTCATTTGATCTTATCCTTTCTATAAAATTTCGACGACTCACTCATCGTCAATCGCGTCGATCAGTGCGTCGATGTCGTCTGCTGAAAATTCTTCGGAAGGACATTCTCCAGCGGCCTGAATACCAAGATCATCAAGCGTAAGATCTCCTTCTACAGGGACCCCGTTAATCGTCGCGCTGACTCCGCCTCCTCCGCCCCCCGCTTCGTTGATAAACGGAAGATCGTTTACGGGGGTCCGCCCGTCACCAACCTTGAGTCCCGGAATGCATTTCTTCTTCCCTTCATCATCCGTCTTGACTTTGTAGTCCATGTAGATGATGATCTCGCCACGGAACGGCACAAACTCAGGATGCTTACTCCAGTTCAGCGTTGTATCGCGCTTCGGTGCGACTCTTGCATATACGACAGCCATACTGCGTTTTTCACCCCTTCCGGTTATGTATCCGATGCATCTCTGCCATCAAAAATGTATTCTTCTGTCTTGCATGGGGTTTCGTCTTCGTAGCTCGCGTCTTTGCCGTCGAAGATATATTCGATCGGTGTGTTGTCGTTCTGCTCTTCAATCGCCCCGCGCTCTTCCACCGGAATCAGTACCTTGTAGACAGACTCGCCGTCGCAGGCGCGTACATGGGAGTACGCGTATACGATGATGTCCTTGCCCGTTTTGAGGTACTTGTCCGGGATACGGACGCCCCGGTTGTTTCCGAAGACAACCGTTGTTTTGATATCGCCTTCGTTTGAAAAATGGAACTCGTTTAGTTCCTGGAACCCTTCTCCTTCAAACACAAGAACCTGTCCGTAGTCATACTGGTGCAGCACACGACTGACAGATTGTTTGCTCTTGGAGTAGGTCACAATGACCTTCTTGCTCATCGTGCCGCCACCTCGCTAACATAAAAAATCAGCGCCGGCTGGTACCTTGCCGACGCTGCGAGAAAATAGTCTTTCCCTATTAAATTATTAAATAATTCAAGGTTTTTGCAGACATTAACAAACGATTTTAATGACGGTTCCAAGCGCCTCAATATCCTTTGCGCTCATCGTCATACCACGGATATCAAGGGTTTCCTCCTTCAAATCTACATCGACCTCAATGGCTTCAAGCTCCTTCATCTTTGCGACGTACTCTTTCTTGGATTCAGGGTCTTTGAATTCAATACCGCCAAATTCGTTTACTGCCGCGCCGATCGCGTCCAGCACCTTACGCTCCTGCTCGTCCTGAAACTGGTACTGTGGTTCAAGCGCTTTCCGAAGCCTGAACATGACCATTGCCTTTTCTCCCGGCATATCCTGATATTCCAGTTTCCGTACCGCTTTGTAAGCGTCAATTGCCTGCTTCTGTGTAAGTTTCATAATTTCCTTTTCTCCTTTAACTATTCAAATTGAACTTATATGTTCTCGCTCCGGTTGTAACATAAAATCCCTTGTTGCTTGTGTTCGCAAATCCTGTCCGCGAGATAGACGCGTCAGGAGAAGAATAAGCAGTTGTTGAGAAGCCAAACCCCTTATAACTTATATCCGGTTTCGCATTTGTGTTCAGTACGGTTCGCCGCGCCGCACCCGCCTTTCGGCTGCTGCATGTTGCCATGCAGATCAGATCATATCACTGTCTTGACGGCATCCCGCCAAGACAACTGCCATTTCGGCTCGCTTGAGCCTACGCCTTTCGGCTGATCGTTAGACTTTTAGGGTTTCCCCGCTTAGTACGGTAAGTTGTCCCTCTCGGGAGTTTCTCCGTTTAGGCAGTTTATTCGATACGCGTCACCGCGTAAAGGGCCAGAGTTGTTTAGCCGTCAAATGAAATGGTTTTGCTTCCGCCACCGGTACCGGTCGTTGTAACGATGGTAACCTTCCCTGTGTTATCTTTGCTAATGCTCTTGACGGTTTGGAACTTCAGTTTGCCCATCGCAGCAGAGAAGTCATAATCCGTTTCATCTTCTGTCGTGATAAAATTACTGAAGTCAACGTCCTGATAGGTCCCGCTTGCCGTATTCACGCGCAGTTTCTTAATCGTGACAATACCGTCTTTCGTAACAGAGAAAGGTGCATTGTTGGGCGCATCTGCTCCGCACCATAATGCGTACATATTTGTGTTCGTGCTTCCACCCGGTAACGGATATTTAGTTGTCGAACTGTCAAGAACAACCTTCGTGGATCCGCTGCTGGCGTACAATTGACCAGTCGTGATATTCCAGTCGCCGATCTTACCGGACTTCGCAGTAATCCGTCCGGATGTCGTCACCGTAAAATTGGTACTTGTCAGAGAGAAATTTCCACCGGAGCTGATCGTTAGATTGCCGCCGGAATTGATCGTCATACTTGATCCGGAACTGAGCGTCATACTTGATCCGGAACTAAGCGTCATACTTGATCCGGAATTTAGAGTCATACTGCCTCCAGACTTAACCGTAAACGTTCCGGACGAGTTGATATCTACGCTGGTCGGCGTAATATAAATCCCGCTACCCGTCTGGCCAAGATGCGAGAAGTTCGTTGATGTCAGCGAAATCTTGCCGTCGGCATCCAGTTCCAGTTTTGCAACGATTCTTTCTTCCTCGCCTATCGCTCGCTGGACTTCTGCCGCGATGGCGTCAGCCGTTAGCGTAATTCTTGCGCTCAGTTCTTCTTCTGCTCTGATAGCCCGAACAGCTTCAAGCTCGATCTTCTCTTCTGTTTGTGTTATACGCGTATACATCATCGGTTCAAAAGACCGGTCATAAACAAGCAGCCACGCATCGTCGCTTCTGACATACATCTTGGTATATCCAAGCATAACGCCCCAGTTGTAGTCAGAAATGGTTCCCCATGTATTCCAGTTTGGTGACGTCCCTTTGACGTTTCCCCATGTCATAGCTTCTTCGCCGTTGTCAGGGTTTGCCTGAATCCAGTAGTCACCGTCTCCGACCAGATTGTCTGGGTCGTCCGCAGGATCTGTCAGTTGGACAAACGTTTTTGTAAACGCCATCTTCCGGACTTCCTGTATGATCTGATCCGGCATCAGCTCAATCTGTGTAGAGATGCTTGTTTCGGAAAGGTGGGAAGCTGCCTGCGCGAACGTCCCGCCTGCAAAGTCTGAATTGAATACATATAACACACCGTTGTGCGTAACCAGATCACCTTTAACATATGGCTGATTCACAACAAATTCAGAACTGATCTGGTTATTCAGCGAAGTGATCGACGGGTTTCCGGTGATCACCAGCGAGCTTCCGAAGTTGTTGTCGTCCACGCCGATCTTGCTGGTCGCGATGGACCCCGCTTCAATTCTGTCTGCCGAGATAAACCCGGCAACGATCTCGTCGGCAGTGAAACCTTCGCCCGATCCAAAGGTGCGCCAAAGCCATTCACCCTGATCATCCTTGCTGTTGGCGATCATAAATCCTGCCCCTGACAGCATCATCGCGCTCCCGCCGTCTGCCGACAGGAACAGGATGTTTCCGTTATCGTCCGTATACCAGTTGGAAACGGACGACAGGATCTGGTTTTTCAGCACGTCGATCTGTCCGTTTAGCCTGTCAACATACAGTGTCTTGTTTTTCGAGATCGCCTGCGCCCTGTCGTACAGTGTATTCTTCTGTTCGATCAGGTCTGACAGCTGGCTCATCCGGCTCAACAAGGAACTCAAATCGTTCGAGCTGATCGTGATGTCTTCGTTGGTTACCTCGATGGTTCCCACGTCCTCTTCGTCTACGCCGATCGTGATCGACGTGATAAACAGGTTGTCATGGATTTCCAGTTCGTCGTCATGAACACGGAACAGCGCGTTCAGCCTGAAGTCTTCCAGAGGAATTCCATAGTCCTTATGAAGCCGCACGAGGTCAAAGGTGTATGTCACACTCGGCCTGCTCATAACCCGCAGCCGCTCGACAGCATCGTCATACAGGTGTTGCTCCTGCCCTTTGATGTAGTTCTGGTTGTTCCAGTATCCGTCACGGAGCATATCACCCATCGCAACAATGAAGTCAGCTTCAATTTCGTCCTGTTCGTCCTGAAGTACGATTTCAATGCTTCTGTACTCGTTCAGATCCATCAACAGACCATTGCTGTTCATCAGCGAGTTCATCTGGGCATACAATCCGTTCGTCTGTGTATAGATCGTGTTGATCTCGCTTTGAAGGTTTGCGATCTCCCGGTTGTATTCAGCGATCTTATCCGCTTTCGTAGTTGCGTTTTTCTTGCGCTCAAGATTGGCAATCTCTTTTTCCTTCGCCTCTACCTGTACCTCATACACACCGATCGATCCGGCAGCCTTGGTCGCAAACTTGGCGATTCCGTATTCGCCGCTCTTGATCAGCGCCGCCGGGGTCGTCTCAATGGTAGCGTACCGGAATGTCCCGTTGTTCTTCAGCACGACAACCTCGTCGCCGATCCGAAGCGTCCTCTGCGTCGCTGTCAGGTCGCCATATTCAGCCACCGGGTTATTGAATCCCTGTGTTGTGTAATACAGGACCATTTTGCACTGGCCGATCAGGTCGTTGATCTGGTCTTCCTTCTCCGTGATGTGTGCTGAATTCGCTTTAATCCTTTGCGAAACGTTCTTAATATCTGTCAGGTAAGTTGCCAGCGCTGCCTCATGCGTTTCAGTGAATACGCCGATCTCCCGGTAATAGTCGAAGTTCATGATATACGGCATACCTGTTGGGTTCACGTCATCGATCCCGATGTACCCGTCCTCCGCATATTCGCCTTCCACATACAGCCGCGTGATAATGTCCGAAGAATTATAGGCGACGTTCAGCGCGTTCAGGTTAACCCCGATCGTCCCCTCCAGCACCTGTTCCCGATTGTTGTAGTTGTACAGTTCCACTATCTTGCTGTCCGTCTTGTAAATCGGATAACACTTGAACAGGTTGCACAGCGTCGTCATCAGCCCGAGCGCGCCTTGTTTCCCTCCGCTTGTCAGCGACCGGATCTTCTCCGTCACGCCGTCTTCTTCCAGCATCGGATCGGTATACCCGCGATGCCATCCTGTTCCAGCAAGCACCTTGTCTGCCAGTTCACTGACGGTCCCGATGCCGTTCTCGTCGTCGAACTCCATGTAGATGTTCTTGGTCTTCAGCGACGCTTCCGTACCGACGCAGGTCACTTCCCCATACAGTTCGCCTTTGGTTTTGTGCTTCTCCGGCTTCTGTGCGATATACCATTCGGTCGTTCCGTTATAGATCAGCCGGATCAGATACTCGCTCTTCAGGTATTTCCACCGGAAGTTCTTCTCATCCTCAATCATATACGGGATGGAGAACGACAGCGACTTGATTCCGTCCTTCATATTTAGTTTGAAGGAGATTTTATACGCCTGACCTTCCAGATCGTTCTGCGAGTCATACAGGTCGCACAGCTTATGGTTTGAATAGTCAAATACGGCAAGGGACGAATGAATGTTATTCTGTGTCATACCTCATCTCCCCTTGTCATAACAGTCTCGGATTATAGTCAATCGCAATGGATGTCAGCGTAAGTCCGGTCGGCGTAACCCAGTTTCCGTCGTTGTTCTTTTCCTGTATGCTGATATTGTTCATTGTACTCAGTCGCATCTTGCCGCTTGTCTTAAACGTACCAGACCCTCCAAGCGTACATGTCAGCGTATTATTCGTGGTATTAACAGCTGTGATCGTCGCGTTTCGTGTCGTCGGATCATTGAACTGGATGTATCCGCCAACCATATCCTCTTTTACGTCGAACTGGCTCGGTGCTATGGTATACACGCTGCCGTTCTGTACCGCCGTGTACATGACGTCCGCGTAGGTTTCATTCGGGTTTAGCCGCACCATGCCGTAGTCATGATACGCGAATCCGTTGGAATAATTGTCCGGAGATCCGCTCGTGTAGATCTTGACCAGTCCGGTGTCACCGTTCATGTCCAGAATCACGCCGCCGGTCGGCAACGCGCTGATCACGCACATCGTACCATTTGAATTATTAAAGAACCGGATCGGCTTGTTCGCCGTTCCGGACAGCTTGATCATCATCCCGCAGTTCTCTGTTCCGGGGTTGTATACCATAAAGTCTCTGGTCGATGTTCCCGGTGCAGCAGGCATCATGCTGGAATCGATAATCCCGCAGTACTGTTCCGCGCCGTCGTCGTCGCTTGCGCTGTTTGACTTCCGCGTCAGGTATCCGAACGGATCATACGCTGTCAGCTCCAACGTAAATGTTCCGCTGTATCGTCCGCAGTCAATGTATTCCTGCCCGTCCACACGTTTGGTCGGGCGAACATTCCAGTATACAAACGGCTTGTCGTCCAGTATCAGTTTCCCGGACGTGTTGCGGTGAAGCCACTTTCGGATCTTTTCCCGCTGTTCAATTGTGATCTCTTCATAGAAACACTTCAGCTGGAATACGTGCTTTTGCGCCACATTGCCGTAATAGTACCCTCCGTTGCGCCACGCAACCTCCTTGTCGTATACATCGTATTCTGTTCCGGCAAACCACAGATCAGACGCGTCCGGAATATAGCTCACATGGTATTCGCTGCTGTGCGTCCCATTATAATAAAACCCGTCAAATATACCGTCGTAATCCCCGGTATAGTGTTCTGGTTCTGGCGAACTCATCCCTTGTATTTCCAGCGTTTTTGTCGTTGGATTATATCGAATATCTATCATTATTATTCACCGCCGTTAAAAGACGGGCAGGATGTTGCTCCTGCCCGTCGTCCTTTATGAATTGATTCTCAGTCCGCCGACTACGGTCGTCCTTCCGATCCGCTCCATCAGCACCTCGCTGACCTTGTTAGCCAGCTCTTCATAATCATCGTCCGTATCCAGATTATCAACGTTCACGATGATATCTCCGACGTTCACGCCGCCGCTGCCTGTCAGTTCCAGATTGCCGAAATTCGGCATTGACGGAATCGAGATTGTACTCATCTTCTCCAGCGCCTGTACCATACTTTCAAACAGCTTTGTCTGATATGGTGACAGAATTCGTTCGGGATTTCTCGTCGATCCGTCAAGCCACGCTGGACCAGTGAAGTCTGCAATACCGCCATTCTTGTAGACATATAGCGTATCCCTCGCAAGAGATTCCCAACGATCAGCTTCTGCCTTGGTAGCACCGGAACGCAGTCTGTCAATATGATTATTCGCACCATTCTGTGCTTGTCTCTTTGAAACATATCCGGTATCAGAATATCTCTTGTTTTTGTAAACAAATGAGTATCCGTGGTCTTCCTTCTGTGTTTCTTGCTGATTTTTCTGATTGCCACCGCCTGAACCGCCGCCTCCGGAACCACCGCCACCACTTCCGCCGGCACCCGGATCCATCACAACGTAATCCGGCGCATCGATTGTGAAAGCGGCTTCCAACGCCTTATGCAGATCTTCCAGCTCTTCGCGCCATTCATCAACGTACTTCTCTGCCTGAAGCTTTCCTGCCTTGGCATAGTCCTCGCTATTGTCGATCAGGAACTGGATAATCTTATCGTCGCCGCCGGCGATGATCTCTTCTACTTCATCCCAGTAAGTCTTGATCCGCCCACGCATCTCGTCCAGTGTGTCGCTCCATGTGTCGACCATCTGGCGCTGAGTGTTTTCGCTAGACGCCGCGTATTCTTCGCTGTTCTCTTTCAGCCAGTCAAGAATCTCGTCATCTGTCCGAGTGATGATGTTTCGCATCTCCTCGATCAATTTTGCCGGATGTGCAAACAAGTCTTCGTAGTATTCCTCGATGTACTGTTTGTAATCCTCTAGGCTCGTGATCTGCTGGTCAATGGAATCCTGTTGTGCCTCAACTTCCTTCTCGGCAGCATCCCAAGCCATCTCTTTGCGCAATGCATTGATCTCGTCTTGGATCTTCTTGGCTTCCTTCGCCCTCGTCGGGTCGGCAACGATCCGGTTGTAGTTCGCTTCGAGCTGCGCCAGTTTCGCGGCTTTGTCTTCTTCCTCTGCCATTTCCTTGCGGATGCGAAGCTGCTCGCTCAACAGGTCTTTCTCTTCCTGCAACGCCGTAATCCGCGCATCAGTATTTTCGATGATCTTGTCACGCTCGATCTCGTACTTGCGCTTGATAATATCGAGGATGGTGTTCTCCATCGTGATCTCGTTCTGAAGCATGTTCTTTGCTTTCTTCTCACGGTCTTCGATGGCCTTATAGATCTGTTCACGAATCTTGATCTGCATATCGCGGATCTGTTTCTGCGTTTCCTTGATCGTTTCGTTCAGCTGATCAATTGCTGTCTCATTTTCGACTACCTGCTTGGTGTATTGCTGATGAGTCTTCTGGAGCTTATCCAGATCGTCGCGTACTTCCTCGTACTTCTCGTCACTAACGTCAAGCGCTTCAAGTTCAGCTTCCTTCTGTTGACGATACTTGTCGATCTGCTCAATGTTCTGCTTCAGTACATCATTCTGTGCTTCCAGAACCTGTATCTCCTTCTGGCTATATCCGATGACGCCCTGTAAATGTCCTGTCTGTTTGTAGTAGTTGCTTTGAGCTGAATAGAACCCTTGCTGACTTTCAATGATTGCCTGCATCTGTTCCATCCGGTTCAGCATCAGTTCAACTTCGGTCATTTGATTGGAGTTGTTGTTTTTGTTGCCGCCTCCGCCACCGCCGCCAGACTTCTTACTGCTATTGCTCCCGGAGTAGTTACTCTTGCTAGTTCCTTTATACGGGTTGTTACCAGTCGGAACAAGAATATCCTGAAATCCTTGCACACCCTCAAGTGTAATTTTATTACCGTTCAGGACAGGCATTTCTCCGTCCAGTTTCTTGCGCTCAAGCTTCCACTGACCGGTTGCCTCAAGCAATTTAATAACTTCTTCTGCGTCTTCGCCAACAACCTTCAGTCCGTTTGTCAGTGCACTGAAATCGACATCAGCCACGCCGGTAATCCGGATAAACGCCGCTTCATTCAGCGCATCGAACGCTGCCTGAAGATCCCCTGTTCGCCCGATCAGATGATTGAACATGTCAACAGCACCCGGGAAGTCCTGCAAGATCTGATCCGCAGATATCCCAAGAACACCAGCAAGATCATTTACATCGCTAACAGCAAGTTCAACACCGTCAGCCATTTTATCAGTTGCCGTATTGATTTCTTCCTGTGCTTTGGTGATCTTATCAGTCTCGGAATAGAACACATCAAAGGCATCTGCCGCACTAATTGTTCCTTTTTCGAGCTTCTGGATAGCTTCATAAGTCTTCTTGAAGTTTTGGGCGGTTGCATACTTCTTTGAATTATCTAAGGCTTTGTTCAGGTTTTTATGCGCCTGTGTCAATATCTCAACACTACTGCTGTCTTCTTTAATTTCTTTGTCGACGTCATTCAACGCACGAATCAGATTCGGATATTCGTTTGCAATTGCTTTCTGCATTTCTTCAGAAAAACCATTCCAAACGTCCAGCGCAGCTTCTACACCGTTCGTTTCAATCGTGTTTTGTAACGCACTAATTTGTTCTACGAATCCGTTGCTCTTTGCCCAGTTTACCTGTTCAGTTGTTTCCGCAATCTTCGCTTGTGCAGCCAGCCAAGTCTCAGCAGCCTCTTCTGTCTTTTCAGCTGCCTCTTTGATTGCTTCGGCAGAATTATTCACATATTCATCTACCTCGCTGAAATCAGCGCCAGACTGTTCAAGCATATCACGATATTCTTTCAACGTCGTCAATCCAGCTTCTGCAATTTGATCTGCGAAAGGCGACCGCTTGGCTTCCGACTCACTGTTCCACATAATATCAGAAACAGTCTGTGCAATCTTACCGACATTAAGTTCGCGCAGTTCTTTTATCTTCGCAATCAGGTTGTCCACATTATCATAGATCATGAGAAGTTCCGGATATTCATCTGCGAGTCCGCTTCCCAGAACGTCGTCAAGTGTAACCTTGCCGTTTTTAACCGCCTTGTCATAAAGTTTGTCAAGGCTCGACATTTCAGACTTATAAGTCTTGATATCTTTAATCAGATCCTTGAGCGACTTTGTGGCTTTATCTCCTTCCTCCGGCAGTTCTGCTCCGAGTTCTTTCGCGAGGTCGGAGATCTTTGAGCTGAATTCATCAACCGATCCGGAGTCATCCATCACGTTCTGGATATCACGAAGTGTTACGCCGGCGTCAACAAGGGAATCGATAAGTTTGAGGGTTTCAATATCAAGTTCTCCCCACAATCCTTCGTCCCAAGTTTCATTTCCCTCGTCATCTTCAACCAGTTCGCCCAATTGCTTGTAACCAGTTTTCTTTAGGATTGATTGCTTAATATGATCAATCATCAGATTTGTCGCATCCGCCCAATCATAGACGTTTGCGTTCTTCATGATCTCAGCGATATCAACCTTGCTGAATCCCATAGAAATCAGCTGGTTATATGCATCGGCAATCGCATCAACAATTTTCGGATTATTATTAGATATCTGCGCAATCTGCGTCACCATATCGGACGAGAGTTTGCCAAACAGATTGCCGGCAAATCCCATAAGGCGTTCATACGGAGACATCAGCTGGCTGGCGTCAAACCCCGCGTTAAGCATTTGGTTGACAAAATTGGCAACTATTTTCCCGGACTCGTTTATGTCGTTCCGCACATTGCCGTCAATGTCAAACAACATTGATACAAGCTTTTCCCTGACAGCAGATCCGTCGAATTCGCTCATTGTCATGCTCGCCGTGTTAACGACTTCGTCAACCATTGCATTTACTTCTGCTTTGATTGCGCTATTAACATCATAAGAAGTATCACCGGAGAACATATCGCGCCAAATTACTCCGCCAATAACCGACCAATCCACATCGTTCTCAACCATGTCGCGGATCTTGTCAAAGATTTCCTGCGTCATATATTTACCGGAATTAACATTGATCTTTCCGGTTATAAGGTCGCCGGCAGATTGCCATGTATCCCATGTCAAGGTTTCTTCGTATGCATGTTTCAGAGCATTGGCGAATCCCTCAGATCCGTTTTTCCCGCCGAACCAGCCTTCGCTCCAGTTGTTGTATCCAGATGTAAATGCGTTGGCAGAATTGTCAGAGCCTTGATAATTATTGTATTTTTTTACGAGGTTCAGGCCGCTGATAATCTGTTCGTTCTTAACATACTTCTCAAGTTCGTCATTCAGCTTTGAAACAGCAGTTTGCTGGTCAATCGCGCCATCACGGAATGCGTCAACAGTCTTCTTCGCTTCGGGGGAAATCTTTTCAATTTCTTCGAGCGTCGAACTATACTTTTCCAAGTCTGCCGTTGTAAGCCTTACTTTCCCGCCTGTTTCCTCATACATCGTCGCAAGCCCATTGGACATAACTTTGGCTTGCTCGACATTCTTGCTAATCTCGCTTAACGCCTCGTTGGCTTCATTAAACTTCCCTCGAGCAACAGCCGTAGCATTTGCTACTGAACTAAAAGCCTCAACAAGCACGAACAGCGCCGCAGCAGCAGCTCCGATTGCTGTTACAATAGGATGGTTTGTGAACAGATTCTCAATGCCAGCAGCCTGCGCCTTTGTTAATTTGAGTGCTGCAACAACCATGAGAATACCGCTTGCAACAGCAGGAAGGATAATATTCCAACTACCCCATGCTTCCGCGCCGTTTGTGATGTTCGTAATCAATCCTGCAAGCATGTCGTTCCAGTTTTTGATCACGCTTGAATCAAGCAAGGAATAGAATTTTTCCTGTGCAATATTCAGGCGTTCCTGCGAAGCAGCGACGCTGTCTTTGTATACGGCGTATTTTTCTTCCGCTGTACCGGCAGAATTAATGGCCTTTGTATACAATTCCCAAGCACGGGATTCATGCTCGGTAGTTTCCGCATTCTCTTTTCCAAGATCGTTCATCAGCGCAAGGAACACGTTCTGCTGCTTAACGCCAGCCATTGTCGTTGCAATGTACGACTTCGTTTTGCCGTCCAGCGTATCCCACTGCGCACCGATCTCTTGGAAGATCGTATCCATGTCGCGCCACTCGTTGTTATTGTCCATCAAAGTGACGCCGATCTTCGCCAAGGCTTTCTGAACGTCGTTGATCTTGGTCTCGTCCTCGGAGTTATACCCCTGTTGTTTGATTTGGTGAAGACGGGCAATGATCGTGTTTAACGCCGTACCGATCGTCCGCGCTTCCTGACGAGTTGTTTCAGATACTGTCGCAATATAAGATGCCAACCATTCAAACGACATACCGAACGCGCCGGCAGACGCAGCAGCCTTCTGCATAGCTTCGCCGATTTCCTGACCGCTTGTTGCCGCGCTGTCGCCGACCTTCAGGAATACGTCTGCTACGCGCTGTGCAGCGTTACGACCGTCTTCCATTTCCTGTTCGGCCAACCCCATCGAGTTAACAACAGCAGTAATAATTTCAGAAGCATCCTTGAATTCAACATTTGCCGCCTTCGCATACATGGTAACGTTTCTCAGGCGCTTCTCAATCTCTTCTGCACCCAAGCCCTGACGAGTAAAGTAGATCGCCGCATCCGCCATATCGAGTGAGGAAACGTTCATCATTTCCGCAAGGTCGCGATATGTATCAGCAAGTTCTGCAACCTCCGCGTCCGTCTTCAGCGTGATCATCTGGATCTCGTTCATCTTGTCGCTATATGCTGTTACGTATTCAACCGTATTTTGAATCAAACTGTTGATCATTCGTATAACAGCCATCAAACTAAGATAGCGCGTAACAAGGCCCTTAACCTGCGACTCGAGTTCTCCGGTAGCACCCGTAGATTTGTTTATGCTTGCAAGGTGTTGATTCTCAGCCGTGGTACACTGCTGAATAATATTTAGAATGTTTTGCTTTGCGTCAGCTTCAAGATTGCTTTGCTGAACAGCTTGCTGAAGTATTCCAACCTCAGTCATTATGCCGTCTATACGAGCTTGCTGTGTATTCATTCCAAGCTCGTTGCCCTTTTGTTTTTCAGCGTTATAGTTCTTGATAGCATCCGTCAGGTCAATATATAACTGTTTGGCTTTTGTAAGATACCCGGAAGTATCTGCTACAGCAAGCCTGTCTTCAGAAGCAACCAATTTTTCAGCTGCCTCTTCAACCCTTGCCATTCCTTCAACAGCAGAATTGGCATCAACGCCCATTCCGGCGAGTTTTTCGCCGGCCTCTTTTGCACGATTTCCGCAACGCTCCAACGCAGCCATTGCGTCCTCGTACTCTTGTGTGCCTTCTTTGAGCTTACCGCTCGCCATCAGGTTGTTTATTTCGGCTTGCTTGTTATACAACGCAACAAGAGCGTCAGCATATGCTTTAACAGCCGCTTCCTGTTCCTTGTAATTGATTTGTTCTGATTTCTGCTTTGCAGTATTTACGGCGTCCTGCCTGCGAAGCTCTGCCTGTGCAACCTCATCGTTCAGTCGCGCTTCTTTTTCAAGCCCCGGGAACAGTTTGTCAAGAGCAGCGATCAATGCCTCAATCTGCCTAACCTGTTCTAGGTAAAGATTGGCATTATCAACATTTCCGGCAGCGACTGCTTTAGTCGCCTGTGTTTCCATATCGGCCTTGCGCTTTAGCAGCGTCACCATTGCTTCAATAGCGTCACGCTCTTCAGCAGCTTTCTGGTTATCAATCAGCTGTTGCGCTTTTTGCTTGGCTTTGTTCGACGCATCAATCTCTTTCTGAAGTTCTTTCTGAGCCTTGGCTTCTTCTCGGGCGGCTTTCGCGGCGTCACGTCGTGCGGCGGCTTCTGCTTTATCAACCCCAGCTTGCCGTGCTGCCTGATATCCTTGCATGGCCTTTTGAACTGTCTTTATCGCTTCCGCCTGTTCGCGAAGCGACTGAACGTTTTCAATAATAGCCTTTGCTTCGCGCTCATAGAATTCTGCGAGATTGGTTTGTCCACTATTCGCGGCTCGCTGAGACTTCGCCATCAATTCATAGTATTCTTTCCATGCCTGCGTAGCCTTCTTGAGTTCATCTGTGCTGACGCCAGTCTGCATCGCCTTTCCGACTTCTGTGCCAGCCTTCTTCGCCTCATCAACCAGTTTCTGTAATGCAGCGCTGACTTTTTTGCTCAGTGTATCCTCAAGGTTAATATTCGCACCAATCTTACCAAGCCAAGTATTAACCTCGGTAATTTGCTTCTGGACTTCGCTGATATCAAGCATTAGCTTGCCAATGTATTTTTCAGCGCCGGTATTTCCCGCCATGAATTCTCACATCCTTTATTAAAAAAATCCGCCGAATCATGGCGGGTCGTGTTATTCGTTTTTACGTTTTGCAAAGTTGATAATGTTTCCGCCAACCTTCAGCGTTCCGTTATCGATCTTTTCTTCCTTCTCTTTCTCAACCTGACGCCATGCGCCGATCGCTTCATACAACGTATCCTTCATCGCTTCTGCCTTCGCCAGCGATTCCGTGACGTCTTCGCCGTTGAACAGGAAGCCGAAGCTGGTACGCAACGCCTTCGTCAGGCTCTTATCATCCTCATATGTCTTCTTGACTGCTTTATACAAGTCTTTGAAGATATCCTCTACAATTGTATAGTCCCATCCGCATTCCTGACCGATCATGCGCCACATCTCATTATTGATGAAGAAGTTCGCTACGTCAGCAGGCGTTAGATCTTCAGTATCAATATCCGTATAATACTTGGCAACCAGATACTTTTTTACCTTTCCGAATTCGTGACTCTTATATACGCATGAGTCGTCATGAATTACAATCAGCCGTTCCGCCATCTCGGTTGCCATCTTTTCTTTTTCTTCGTAAGGGATATGCGTACGCACTGTAACCTTAGTTCCGTCTTTTCCTTCAACCTCAACCAGTTCGCACATATCCGCATACTTTCCTAAATCAATCTTTTGCTTTTCCATTTTCCTTAATTCCTTTCATTGTTGCCAGATCCGCCGGCGTCGCGATCCTTGCGCTCCCAAGGAAGTCCGCCAGCGTCTTCTGCTGTTTGCTTCCACGTCCATGCTCATCCATCATCATCGGGTTTGTGTCCATAATCATATCCCAGCTATCTTTACAGAAGCTGTTTCCGGCATAGTTGACAATAGCATCGTAGCTCAACTTATGCCCAAGTTCCGCCAGAACATCCTCGAAAAAGATATAGCTCATATTATTGATTTGCTCTTCGTCAATCACTCCGAGGTGAGTCGCAATCAGTGCAACCGCCCTATCAAGCGTTAAGCCTCCCCCGGAGTTGTCACGTTTTTTAGTTTTGCTTCCATCTCGTCGACCTTATCGATACGCCGGTGAATAGCCAACATTCGATAGATCGTATCTGTATCCATTTCATCATAGTTCTCGCTAATCAACTGCTCGTCATCTGTAACAGCAACAAGCCAGTCAAACAACGCTTTGTCTCCGTCGCGACCGTCGCCGAATGTGTTCTCCATTGCGAGAATATCCGACAATGGATAAGTCTCCAATATATGTCGAAACGCAGCCGTGCGGTTGCGTACATATTTCATCTTCATGGGTTTAATCTCGATCAGCTTGCCACCAATCATAACCGTGTTTTCCGGGGAACCAACCTGCGGAAGATCCTTTTTCTTCACGCCGCACTCCGGAAGCTCCTTTTTCTCAAGGCCTGTTTCAGGCATTGCTTTTTCAACCTGCTTCTTCGCAGGCATTGCCTTCGTCCTTGTTGCCATATCCTTTACTCCTTCCTTACGCCAAAAAAGAAAGAGGGGTTGTGTACAACTTTTCAGCGGTAACACAACCCCGTCCTTTCCCTTTAAATTACCTTATCCGATCTTCCTCAGATCAGAGATATGAGATTTGTTTCATTACAGTACGCTCGTCCATTCAACCGTCTCGCCAGACTTCGCAACGATGTTACCGTCACTATCAAGCGGCTCGTACACCAGATCATACATCTGCTTATTGCCCTTCTTGGGGTCCATAGCAGCAAAGGTAAGGCCATTTGTGCTGGCGCTCTTATAGCTGTTGGAGAATCCCGGCAGAGCAGTAACACGCACACGGAAAATGTGCAGGTGCAGGATGCCCTTTACAGAAGCATCTGCACAGTTATCTCCCGCGCTGTAGATGGGCCAATGAGCAAACAATGCGCCCTTCGCAGTCGTAGACGTGGTCTTGACCGGCACCTTCGCGGCACCAACAACCCGGCGCTGATAAGCAACACGGACAGTCTGACCAACAGTCACATCGCCATCGTTGAAAGTGATGACAGCCTTGCCAGCAGTCTCGGCACCAGCAGCAGTGATCTCAACCTTAAACTTGCCTTCCGCAACAGCAGACGCTTCTTCAAGACCACGGATCACAACAGAGCCTTCCTTGACTTCATAGGGGATGGTGATCTTCAGACCTGTTTCCACATCGTACCGGGCGCTCTCCATCATACCGAAGTCGCCTTCAACGATCTTCACGCCATTCGCCATCTCGAAGATCTCGGTATCAAACTGAGAACTCTCGAAGGTGAACTCAAGCGTGGAGTCGGTGTCGATGTACGCCAGCGGGAAGTTGCCCTGACCGCCGGTGATGGTGATCATATTGTGACCAGCCGTCATGCTGGCAGAGTTCAGTTCGTCATATGCGAACACAGTGCCGTCGCAACGCACAAACTCGATGTTCGGAACGTCCGCGAGATACCCATTATACTTGTCAATATAAAGCATAACGCGTTCTTCCTCCTTGTTTTAATGAATTGATGATATAGACAGATTCACCGTTCCTCCTATAACGGTCAACCGTTATACCGTCGTTTTATAGAAAAACGTGAGCTTATAAAGCTTATAGCCCACGGTCTTCGTCCATTGATCGTATTCGTCTTCATACTGGAAATGCAGATGCTCCACATCCCATTTCCGCAGAAGCAAATACTTGATCCTTTCGGCGATCAGTATCTGCCGGCTCCGAAGCCGGTCGATATCTACCGTATGCTCGACATCATCACTTACGAAGATGTCGAAGTTCTTATACTTTACCCGGACTCCCTTGTTCCACGTTTCCGATCCCTGCTCGTCATACGTTACAATACGAACCTTCTCGTTCGTCAGCAGTTCGTCAGTTGAACCATCACGGATAAAATACTTCTTTTGGAAATCAATAATGCTCGTCCCTTTCGGAACAAGCATCAGATCTTTCAGTTTCTCGTCTTCAAACAGGACATTGCGAACGACGTTATTCCAGTTGTCCTGCCACGATCTTGTCTTCTCGACATAGCGATCTGATAACGCCATCCACATCACTCCTTTTTATATTGAAACGATTACATATTTTGAATAGTCGATGGAATTTAACAATCCATCGAGCGTACTGTAAAAGTCATCGATGACATGATTGACTTGCTCATCAAAGATGTTGTCAAGCATATGACGCTTTGCGCCAAATCCGCTTACCATCTCATATTGCATCATGCCATCAGGCAGGATATATTCTGTTTTTACGCGGTCACTCACACGCAGTGTAGTCACGTCTTTCGTCCATGCCGCCTTGTTTGGAATCGCCATAAGAGGTCCTGCTGTTACGTTACCATGTAGCACAACAGCCGTACGTACAAAGACCTGATTGCTGAAGCCGCCAAGCGAACTTTCATCAATTCCGACAACAAGTTCCAGAACACCTTTATCGATCTTTCGCGAAAGTTCTTTAACCTGTTTACAGGCCGTTTCTTTCATTACACCGCTGCCGTTTCCATTTGTCATAATTTCGCGCATCATCAAATCTTGTACACGAACAGACAACTGATCTACCGCAATCCGCAGGCAATCTTCAAATTCCTTCATATAAGCATCCGTATCAAACGACAGCTTATACGGTGTAAAATCACTCATCGCCGTTCACCGACCCGCCTGCAACACGCTTCGCGTTCAGAGTCAGGATGCCGTAATCCCTGTCTATCTGTACTTCAGCCAACGAGATATTCATAATACGATATGTGAAATCGCCAAGAATAAACTCATCATCAAGCCGAATTTTTCTCGTCGTCTGGTTCCACTGGCAACTGACGGTGATCAGATGGTCAGGATGCATACCTGCCTGTCCGCTTGCCCCACTATAGTCAGGGCGTCCAGCATACTCCTGATGGCTTACAGGCAAGCCGGCGGCAACCGGACGCCGCCCACCTGCCTCAATCAGGAACCCCTTGCTGTCTGTGACATCAGGGAACTCTCGCGTAATATCAATGATCGCATTGCACTCGGTACTCTGCGTCGCCTGATTGTTCGCGTGAAGCGTAATGTTCCAGTTGAGCATGAACAATTCGCCGTCCTCGCGGACTACGTAATCGCCCTTCTCAATCTTGTGCGCATAGTCCGTCTTGAAGTTCGTACTCATATCCGAGTTACCGATCTTCGATTTCCAGTCAATGGATGTCTGTTGGCCGCGTATATATTCCGGTTGATACGCGTCCGTTAATTCATAGCTTCCGTCATGTGAGAGCGCGTAGTAATCATTGTCTTCCTTTTCTTCCTCGCCGACTACAACGATCTTATGAATTCGGATAATCCTTGTGCCGCCTTCATACATCCGCCTGCGCTCAATCTCCGTCAACGCCGCCAGACTTTCAACCGTCTGCGTGCTGACATAATACCAGTTATGGATAAGCTCGAATGTCCAGTTTACATGCCTGACCTCATGGTCAAGCAGTCTCGAGAAATCGCTCTCGATTGTGGCCGGTGGCCTGAAGTCTTCCTTGCTCGGAAGCGGCGTATATTCGATTATGTCTCTCGCATTGGAAATATCTTCCTTGCGATCCCAGACGACTCTCGCCATATACATCAGCCTCCTTCGTTCAGCATCCTCGCCACATATTCGTTCAGCGGCTCACTCGTCCGCAGTGTTATGTTTTCGGGAAGCCTCCCGATATCGCCGGCCTTATCCAGCAGCTTATGCTTGATCCGGCTGAATTCCTCAAAAGTCTGATCGCTCCAGTCCGCCTTTGACTTGTTCTCGTTTGCTATATAGCATAGATTTTCCACATCGGTAATCAGCCGAAGCAAATCCTGACGAAGCATGTCCGTATACTCGCACAACGAATACGTCTTCGTGTACGTCGGTCGCATATCC